GTATGATACATGGCGCGTTGAAGGTACTACAGGAATTCCAACAACTTAATTTATGATCGATTTTTGAAAGGAAGTATTATATGAAGATTCTTGGTTTTACGATAAAAAGAGAAGATGATGGTGTAGATGCTCCGCCATCTTTTACAGAACCGCAAAATAATGATGGCGCAATTACGGTAGGTAATGCAGTTGGTGGCTTTTATAATACATCTCTAGACATGGAAACTACTGCTAAAACAGAGTCAGAACTTGTCACAAAATATAGAACAATGGCTATGCAACCGGAACTTGCTAATGCCATTGATGAAATTGTAAACGAAGCAATCAGTGTCGACTCCAATGAGAACGTGGTCGAGATTGTGCTTGAAAGAACAAATCTACCTGATAAAGTCAAAGAGGCCATAACTGAGGAATTTAAAACAATTCTCAAACTCTTTGACTTTACAAATAACGGATATGACATATTCACAAAATTTTATGTAGACGGCAGATTGAACTATCATATAATTATTGATGAAAAGAATTTAAAAGAAGGTATTAAAGAATTACGTTATATTGATCCTCGCAAGATAAAATTTATTAGAGAAATGGATCTTAAAGGTAAAGATGCTGTTACTGGAATTCCTTTAAAAGTAGTTAAAAATGAATATTATATGTATTCGGAAACTGGTTATCAAGCGACTGGTATGGGCGGAGGAAGCAATACTGGTTTTAGAATAGCAAAAGATTCAATCGCTCGAGTTACCTCAGGAATTATGAATCAAAACAATTCGTTAGTTCTTGGCCACTTACACCCATCTATAAAGCCTCTAAACCAATTACGTATGCTTGAGGATGCAACAGTTATATATACTTTGACTCGCGCACCAGAACGTAGAATCTTTTATATTGATGTTGGTAATTTACCCAAAGCAAAGGCCGAACAATATCTTCGCGACATGATGACAAGACACAAAAACAAATTACAATATAACTCGACCACTGGTGAAATGACCGATGCTCGTAAAATGATGACAATGACTGAAGATTTTTGGTTCCCGAGACGTGGCGGTGAAAGATCAACTGAAGTAGATACATTACAAGGCGGTTCGTCACAGGCCTTAAGTTCAGACGAAAATATGCAATATTTTCAACGTAAATTGTATAAGTCATTAAAAGTGCCACTTTCAAGATTAGAACCTGAATCAAGTTACTCTTTTGGTCGTGTATCGGAAATCACTAGAGACGAAGTTAAATTCAGTAAATTCATAAGACGAAGCAGATCGCGGTTTGCAGAAATATTCAATGTTGTACTTGAGAAACAATTGGTTCTTAAAGGTGTATTAGATCCTGATGAATTTGCGACCCTAAAAAATGATATAGGTTACGACTTCATAAAGGAATCGTATTTCGAAGAACTTAAAGAAGCAGAAATTATTCGTGAACGTTTGAATACCATGAGAGAAATGGATGAATATGTCGGACGTTATTATTCTGAGGCTTGGGTACGCAAAAATATTCTTATGCAATCAGAAGAAGATATTAAAGAAATCGACGAGGAAATTGCCAGCGAAGTAGAAAAAGGCGATAACTTGGATGACTTCGGTGTAGACATTTAAAATACACAGAAATTTAATATATTTAGGAGTTTAAAAAATGAGAATTACCGTAGCATGCCCAAAACAACTGCAATCAGATTCAAACCAACTTGCCATGGCTATAGCCTTGAGTGTCGCTGACGTAGATACGTATAAAGATCTTTCATGGCAAGACGCGGAAGGTAACCTGTACGCTGTCGCTAGCTTCCCGACAAATGATACATGGATTAACTTCGCTCAGAACACGCTTAATAGACCCGCGTGGGATATTGACAGCGTTATTGATATGGACGCTGTTGCCAGAGCGCAAGGTGACTTAGTGTTTAGTGATACAGCAATAAAAGCCGTTCCTAATAAACTTACCGCATGTTTAGGAGATAACGGCTTGGACGTACTTTTAAATATGGGATTGTTTACGAGTTCTGATAATGAGCTTTAACAGTTTATTCGCAAACGGCGAACGCGGGTTTGTCTATGAACCTTACGACCCCACCACGCTATTTCAAGACTCTGACGGTAATACGCCAGTAGACTCCAGTGGTCAACCAGTAGGTTTAGTACTAGACAACTCAGGTAATGTTTTAAACGGTACTCAATCAGTATCAAGTAAACGACCTACCTATACAGACACCCCTAGCCGTCTAGTACTTGATGGAGTTGATGACGAAATAGTCGTAGTAATACCAACAGGTGGCTTTGTTGGTTCGTTGGTAGTTGCAACGGATGAGGGTACAGCAAGCTACGGCGTAGATATACCAGCAGGCAATTATACGATTGCTGGTCAATACTTTGCAGGCAATAGCATCAACGGAGTATTGTTAAGAGAAGGTTCGGTAAGTGAATCTGAATTGACATCAGTTGAACAGACTTTTGTGAATAATGGTGCAACAGCTAGTTACGTAGGGGTTAGTGATTTTACGCAATTTTGGCGTAATAGGAGTGACATAACGCAGTTTCCAATCCTTGATACGTCAAGTGGAACTATTTTCTATCGTACTTGGCGTGAGTGCTCAAGCCTCACTAGTTTCCCACTACTCGATGTTTCCAATGGAACTGATTTTGGTACTACTTGGTATGAGTGCTCAAGCCTCACAAGTTTTCCAACCCTTAATATGCCAAGCGGAACTTCTTTTAATTTTACTTGGTCCGGTTGCAACAGTCTCACAAGTTTTCCACTAATTGACATGCCAAGCGGAACTTCTTTTAGTTCTACTTGGCAAGGTTGCAACAGTCTCACAAGTTTTCCACTAATTGACATGTCAAGCGGAACTTCTTTTAGTTCTACTTGGCGTGAGTGCTCAAGCCTCACTAGTTTCCCACTACTCGATGTTTCCAATGGAACTTTTTTTAGTTCTACTTGGCAAGGTTGCTCAAGCCTCACAAGTTTTCCACTAATTGACATGCCAAGCGGAACTTCTTTTAGTTCTACTTGGCAAGGTTGCTCAAGCCTGACAAGTTTTCCATTAATTGACATGTCAAGCGGAACTTCTTTTAGTTCTACTTGGCGTGAGTGCTCAAGCCTCACAAGTTTTCCACTACTCGATGTTTCCAATGGAATTTTTTTTGCTAATACTTGGTTCGGTTGCGACAGTCTCACAAGTTTTCCACTACTCGATGTTTCAAGTGGAACTTATTTTGGTGGTGCTTGGCAGCGTTGCTCAAACCTTACAAGTTTTCCAGCTAACTTTTTCGATAACTGTTTAGGTACCAATTTCAGCCTTGCTTTCTCTTCCACAAACCTTTCACAACAAAGCATTGACGACATACTAGTCAGCATCAACACCAACAATACAAGCGACGGAACATTCAATCAATCAGGCGGCTCTGCACCTAGCGCAACAGGCGAAGCTGCAGCGACAGATATGCGTAACCGTGGCTGGACAGTAGAGACAACTCAACCTACACCGCCTCAAGAATTAACTTTGATTGTTGCAACACAAAATACTGATGCTGGAACTGTGGAAGTAAAACCTTCTCCACCTATATTAAATTTGATTGTTGCAACACAAAATACTGATACTGGCACTACTACAATATCAGAATCTCAAAGATTAAATTTGATTGTCGCAACACAAAATACTGTGACGCAAAATATTATCGTATCACCAGGACCGCAGCAACTAAGTTTGATTGTTGCAACACAAAAAACTGATACTGAGACTGCTTACGTAGGTCCTACTCCACAAAATTTAGAATTGGTTGTTGCTACGCAGAATACTGATGCTGGAACTATTGATGCAACAAACGTTTTTAGAACACCAGTACAGCAATTGGATTTGATTGCGGCAACACAAAATACTGTAACTCAAAAAATTACTGCAAGTATTGTTGAAAGACCAGAAAATACAGACATTATTACAATAGAAACATCTCAAGCACCAGATGCGAAACCAGTAGCAAGGAGTCTCGTTGTCACGACAGGCTATCAAGAACTTATAAAAGTTCCGAACTACAATGTACCAGAACTTATATTTGGTGGATCTAATACTATTAAGAACGGAGTAGGAGAAGTAATCAGTCCGTTGGTGTTGTGCAATACTACTAATACGACAGCTATTGTTGACGTTGAAACATATCGATATGTAGAAAATACTAAATATTACTTTATTAAAAATTTAAACATTCCAGCATACGAAACGATATCAATACCGCTGAATGGTCAATTCTTTAAAACTGGTGATATGTTACAAATAAAAGGTTACACAGAGTTTGCTGTTCATGCCATTCTTTCATTCACGCTAGGACAATCTGAAGAAGATGATGTGTAGACTAATGCTGTCTCATATAAAAATTCGCACAACAGAAAAAATTATAATTATAAATATAGATATAAAAACACAACCAATTAAATATTTTAACCTAATAAAGGAATAAAAATGACTCAATTCGCTTCCAATGCAGTACTAATTAACGGGCCGCAATACCTTTCAGATAACGTAACCATATTGCATATATGTAAATCACCCTTAAAGTCAGATAATTTAAGTCAAATACAAGGTAAATCATTCGCCTCAGTAGCATTTAGCAGTTCAGATATCACTATTGGATCCTCTGGAGATGACGTTACTGTAGCCACTGCTCAGAAAACTGGTTTAATACCTAGCGAGTCTGCTGACGTTAACGATGATATTGCTATTGTCTTTTGCTCAGGTACTGAAAATTTAGCATGTGTTGATGCAACAGACCGAGTATTAACAAACGAAAGTGGCGATACTCTTCAAATTACGGCTGGTGCAATACTTATTAACAATTGGTCTTAATTCCAAGACCAACGTCAAATTTTAAGGTTGTATAAATATTGTATGAGTATACATAAAGGATTCAAATGAAAACATTTAAAGAACTTCTTAGCGAAGTTGCACAACCAAGTTCTGGTGATGAAAAGGCGTTTAAAGCCCAACACGTCATTAAAGTAATACCACACCCAGTAGCTCTAGAAACTCAGTTCAAAGGTACTATACCTAAACAGAGGCGCCTTGCTGATTATTTGAAAGGTGAAGATGAGTATGCTTATGATGCAGCCACCAATATC